ATTTGGTACCAAGGTCATCAGCCATATCTTCAGTATCTGACTGAAGTGTTAGACTCATGAGATCAAGGATTTTGTCTTCTGTGTCGGCTACTGACAATTCGTCACCCGGCAAGGCACACGTGATTTGGTAGAATCGTGGTGTCCATTCGAAATATTGACGATTATCCGTTGCTGATGTTGAGAAGGTGTCGAATCCTTGGAACGATGTACCAGTAGTGTTTTTTGAAAGTTTTACACCTTTCCTTAGAGTTCTTCCACTCCATTTCTTTGATCCTCTTACAATTCTTTGAAAGAGAACATTAGAGTCGAGAACAGCGTCAACTACATACGGCAAGTATTTTTGCTGTACTGTAGTTTGAATTCTTTTTCCGTAAAGTTCTGACATGGTAATTAGTAATTAGTGATTAATAATTTGTATCACCATGGTCTTTGGGAAGGGTCAGCGAATGTGTCGGAAGTTGCGTAGTTAGGCTTTACAGGTTCTGATTTCTTTTCAGTTTGAGTAGCACCGGCAACCTTCTTCTTTTCTTCTATTGTATCATTGATAGAAGAATTAGAGTCTTGGTTTTCTTGTGCTTTGAGAATGCTCCAACCTGCTTTGTAATTCCAACGGCCTTGAGTGTCTACTAATTTATTATCGAGGACTGTCTTTAGTAGTTTATTTCTATCTATTTTATAGCCGTCAGGATTGGTAGATTGATCACCCTCTATCTCTTTAACCTGATCGTTGAAGAATTGAGTTGCTTCTTCTTGAGCCTTTTTATCTGACTCTTGTCTTTCTGTTATTTCTTTTACTGCATTTTCTCTTGCTTTTCCAACGAGAGATTGATTCCACGCAAGGAATTCTTTCCATTGCTGACTATCTCCACCGAACCATGATGCTGGTTCTTCCTCCGATGGTTCTTGTTCTTTAGAATCATCTTTTTTAGGAGAGAATTCTTTTCGGAGGCGTTCTATAGCTTCTGTGTGTCTTTTTTCCTGTTCATTGAACCTTTCTTTCCAGTCTTGCTCACGTTGTTGCCAACGAGGGTGCTGGTCAAGGCTCTTCTCGTCATCCTTTTTCTTGTCATCAGGATCTTCACTTCCCTGTTTTTTCCCGTCAGAGTTTTCATCCCCCTCTAACGACTGGGTCGGGTCAGTGGTAGTTTTTTCCGTTGACGAATCGGCAGAGTCTTCTGTCTCTGTGTCCGTAACAGGAAAGGCAGGTTGCCCTTCTGTTTTGAACTGCGCCTGTGTATCTTCAGACATAAGTTGAAAATATTAAAATTGTTAATGACTACGTGGTTTTATTTATTGTCGCAACAACGAAACGACAATGATTTATATGTTATTAGATTGGTATGTTACTTAATTTTGGATTAGTCGGTTCTGTATTTTTTCCTGTGATCTGTTTCCCTACAGCCTGTTCTCCTGCTTCTTCAGCAATGTTTGCTTTAGCTTGCACGGTTTGTTTGGCAGCTTCTTCTTTTACATTAATTTGAGCTTCAGCTTTCTCTTGTTGCATTTCTTGCTCTGCCATCATTTGCTGTTGTTGCATTGCTTGTTGTACTAGAGGATTATCTTTGTAGAGTAGTTGAGGTGCATTTTGTTCGAGCCATACGTTTGCAGCCATTTCACCAGGGTTAGGATATTCTAATCTCTCGTAGAGGTCTTTGGTTGATATTCTATTCATTCCAGCAAGTTCTAATGCTTGGTTTGCTATTGATATGCTGTCTTTTGGTAGAAGTGAACCTTCTTTAACTGATATGTTTAGTTTGGGAGGTTTTTTACCTGGCGCGAATTGGAATGCTCTGCTGTATACATAAAGTAGTTGTGTATACCAGTTGTATATTTCATCTGCTAAGAGTTCAAGGTATTCTGTTATTCCACCACCTATCCTATCAGTGTCAAGTCCTGCAATTTGTATCTTTCCTCTTACCGTACTTTCTTCTTTCACACCTGCTGGAGTTGACCCACTTATACCGAAGATATCTCTTAATCTACTTCTCATATCAAATAATTGGGTGAACACATCGCTTGGAATATTGCCCGGATTATATGTGTCTATTGCTTCTCTTGGAGAGCCGTCAGGTATTGCAACGGCCTTTCCTGATCGTAGTGCTTTGTTAACTTCAGCAGCTTGAGGTTTTGTTAGACCAGCCCTTGCGAGGGACACAACCATACCAGAGTTCTGCTTGTCAACATTCTTGTCTATTTGCCTGTTTCTCTTATTTATGAGATCTTGATTTGAAAGGTTCTGTCCTATGAGGGATGTGTTATCCATCGGCCTATCACCTATAGTATACACGGTCAGGAATGAATATGGCATCTTGGGAACAGAGAAGTGATTGTTTCCTTCGACATCTTCTATTGATGGAGTTTCTACTCCATAACTATCTACTGTGGTTGATTGTCTTTTTGTTTGATAGTTCCAGTGTGGGTTCTTTTTCTTGTAAAGAACTGTGCTCCCGAGTGTCCAGCAGAAGTATTGTTGAGTCCACCATTCCACAAAGTTTATCTTTGTAGCTTTCTTATCTTTTGTCATTTCTTCTATCTTCTTTTTACCTTCCGACGTGAGGTCTTCCATTGCAAGTATCTGTTCTGCTGTAAGTTCTCTTATTTCGCCAATTCTGTCTCCGTGATATCCCTCCTCATCTATAATCGCATCAGGGTCAAGTATGATTCTTTTCGGTCTTATTGCGCGTGATGTTGGGATGTCTTTATCTAAATCCCAGCCGTACTTGATCACACCAAGTAGGTATATCGCCCAATGACGAGCTGCAGTTTTTAGTTTCAGTCGCACCTTTGTTTCGTCAGCAACATCCACCAACCTCTCTTTTAGTTTTTTTACAAAAGCATCTTGACCTGGATTTGTTTCTTCTGATCTATCAATTGAGTGGACTTCAACCATAGGATCAGGGTTTCTTCTTGTCGCTCTTGGGAGGAATGTTTCTGTTGCCTCGAATATGAGATTATCCACCATTGCTCTTTGTTTCCCAGCTTTAGGGATATCATATTGATCACCCAACCAGTACTTCTCATTTTCTTCTCCTGCTTTTTCCCATTCTGCTTTCTTGCCCGAATCTTCCCATGATTTCTTCCAAGCGGATGTGAGTTTGATGATTTCCTCGTCTTCCATATCTAAGTCAAGCGGTTTCATTTTTTGTGATACCACTCCCTCTTTGACTTCTAACATCTCGTCTGTATTATCGGCTTTGTTTATGTCAGCCCCAAGGCCTATGTATGCTTCTAATGATTGATCTGTCATGTTTTTTAAATAAAAACAACGAACCCCTCGTGTCGGGAGTTCGCTGAGTTCTCATGTTAGAGATATTCTTACTATACAAATGTGTCAGATTTCAATGCGCACTTCTGACTTATATTTAATATAGCATATCATTTAACATTTGGAAAGTGTGAAGAGGTGTGGACAACTACTCTTCCGATTCTTCGTCGTCTGAATCTTCTTCAGATTCCGCTTCTTCTTTTACATCTCCCTTTGCTATTTCATCTTCTTCTTCTACAGGCTCATTCTCTTTTGCTTCTTGTACTTCTTCGTCATGGTCTTCAGGAAGAGTTTCATCTGTAGTTACTTCTCCTTCAGGTTGTGTAGTTGCTTCTCCGTCAGCTACTTGGTTTTTTTCTTCATTCATGTTTTTTATTTTAGTTAGGTTTGGTTAATTGTCGTATCGACCATTGTCATTACATTATATCATTTTATGGCAAGGGTATCAGGTTTGTTGTGTGGATAACTAATTATTCCTCCAATCAGACTCATCTTCATTTATTTCAAGTCCAAACATTTCTTCAGGGTTGAAGTCTACGGTCTGATCAGGGTTTACCATGTAACTGTTAGGGTTGAGGTCTACAGGACCTTGTGGAATATCTCCTGTGCCGGAGAAACGTCTCATCCCAACTCTCCAGAAGACTGTTGCTAAAGCTCTATGATCTCTTCCATTTCTCACCCATTTGTAATTCTTTATTTGATTTGTATCGGGGTCTAATATTTTTAGTTTATGTAAATTATTCCAATCGAGCCAGTATTCGAACCAATCTTCTTCTGTACCATGGACAGGTATTCTTTTAAATCTGAATTCATCTATAACGAGCTGTATCATTCTGTTTCTATCTGCGGTCACAGCACCTTGCTCGTCTCCTCTACCGAATCGTACAAGCTCTTTGGTTGTTCTGTCTCCAGTTAAGGCACAGAGATATACCCGGCCAGCCCATCTTTCAAAGAACTTTCTTGATCCTATCAAGTCTCCACCTTGGTCTATCACAGCTATAGCATTTGGCCACCTCTGCATTAAGTTATCTAAATCTGCATAGTCGTTTGCATCAGCATGGTGGAATAGTCCTTTGTCGTTCCCTACTACATAATCTATCCGAAGTCCTGTATCTATTCCTATTACAACTCTCTCATCCGATGACGGCGCATAACTCTTATGTGTTAAGTTTTGCAAGAAGCTCTTTCTTAATAGTTTAGAGCTTGCATCAGCATATGGTAGTCCGAGTACTTTTGTGTAGAAGAATTCATCAGTCACGTCTGGATCAAGATGTTTTTCTACAATGTAATCTGCTGATACCCATGGAGCAATGAGTAACGGCACCCAGTATCCTGACCAAGGTCTGTCTTTGTATTTTGCCACCCATTGACCTTCTCGTCTCACATAGTTTGGTATTTCTTTTCTACACTTCTTGCACACAAATTTCTTGTTTTCTATATCAATAGACATTTGAGTTATATCTTCTAAGTTCCATGAAGGGAATTGCCAGAAGTTGCAATGTGGGCATTTATAGAACCAGTGTTTTTGGTCACTCTTCTTCCAGTCGATGTCTACACCTGTTTCAGGTAGGCTAGGGTGGCTGAATGTGTGAGTTTGTTTCCATTTGGAGTGTTGTAGTCGGGCTTGGTAATCATTAATGATATCAAGTTTGGATGTATCTTTCTCATCGTGTACCAATCTATCGGCCGGGGTCATCATAGCGGCTTTCTTTGTCCAAGTCCCTCTGAAGTATATCATTGAGTTTCCGACTCTCTTGCTTTCTACAGAGTCTTTATCAGCCACGTCTTCGAGCATACAAGGATTGTTTTCAATGATTCTGTTTGTCTTACCGGCGACCATGACTTTAACATCACCATCGGTTGGAAGTGTGTATATTATATCCAATTTGTATTTCTTTGCATCGAAGTGGTTCTTAAGCATTTCACATGTAGTGAGTCCTACTTGCGCAGCTTTCATCACCACCATATTTTGTGCTTTGTCTGCGTATATATCAAATAGGAAAGGATGATCGTCAAATTCTATCGGGTCACCTTTTTCATTCTTTATCTTTTCTGTTATGATCCAGTCATGGATATCTAAGTAATCTTTATTTGGTTTATTTTTTGACATTTCTATAAATTCTACTACATGCATCACTACAAAACTTCTGCTTCTTTCTTGGGAGTAGATTTCCACAAGGACATTTCTTAAATGGTTTATCGTAATCAAATTCTTTTACAAGTTGTACAGCATAGTTTTTTGCTATTAAATCGCCGTACACAGGACCTGCAAGTATCCCTGCAAGATTGAGTGCTATCTTGTTTTGTTTTTCTTTGTTATTTTGGTATTTGCATAAGTATTGATATTGAGCAGCGTATGCTTCCACCTCTTGAGATAGTCTGAAGTACTTATCTACAAGATATCTTCCCCACCATAAATCAGGATCGTTTTCTTGTTGTATCATATGTATCTTTTCATGTTCTACTATATCTTGAGGAAGGGTTGAATTTTCTTCTCCTCCGAATGGGAAATATATTATCTTTCCGTATGTATATATCGTGTTTGGGTTTGGTTTCATACCATAGTCAAGTATGTCTTGATACATAGGAGGATAATCATATATCAATTCTATGTCTTTATTATTTATTTGTTCATTTCTCATAATACTCTGTTGAGGTTAGGTGCCAATAATCACACTTCTTACATTGATATATTCTAAGTTTTACCCTATTATCTTTCCAACGTTTGTTCTTCGCTGTTACAGCTGTTTTTTTATCATAAGAGGGTTTATCGTCGCAGTATGGTAGTTTTACCCTGTTTCTGAAGTGTGATTTTCTCATAGTTCTCCTTCTTCTTCTGCTCTTTTACGATTACGTTTAAGTAGATTGGCTTTTAATTTTGCATGAAGTTCTTCCACAATATCCTCGTCTTCTTTATATTCTTTTTCACCTGCTTCACCAAGTTTGATAGTTTCAGCATATTCTGCACTCTCTTTTCTTTCAACGAGCCATTTAGATAGGTTTATATCACCTGATGTACCATGACCATGTATGCTTGCAGCTATATTAGATTTGGCTTTAAGAGGAAGCTTTTCTTTCATCCTTTTGAAATACTCCAAAAGTTCAGGGTTTTTATTTATCCAATTATCATAGGTTTGTGGTGAAATGTCGGCATAATCACAAGCCTGAACTATTGTTGCGCCTATTGCAAAAGCTTCTCCTAACTTTTTGATATTATCAGGATTCATCTTGCTTACTCCATAGCCAATAAGTTTATTTATTTCTTCTCTCCTTTTCTTCATCTCTTCCTCTTTTGTTGGCCTTCCTCCTTTGTCTTTTTTAGTTGACTTATTGTTATTTTGTGTTGTTGTTTCCTTTTTAGTCATGTTTTAATTTCATCTATTAAATCTTTATCTTCTTCGTCTAAATCGCCTTCATTTACAAAGTAGCCATCTAAATCTCTTATTGACATTTCATCGCTGTTTTGTTTTAGATATTTCATTGTATTTTTTATTCCTTCTTCTTCGGCGTTATTAAGTTTCTCTTTAAGTGAAAGGTCGTTGGTTGGTTCGTCTCTTTCTTTTTCAAATTCTTCTGTCTTCTCACCGAATTTAATTTCTTCAAGTCCTAACTCATTTAATATCTTATCTATATTCTCCATTTCTTCAGTTATATTATCCATTATTTTTTCTATTTCTTTTTGTTTTTTTCCTTGTTTATACATAATTATTTCTTTTTAGGTTTCTCATAATGTGACCATACTATTTTCTCACCATTTTTAATTATCTCAGGATTTTCTTTGAATTGGCACCATCTTGATACTATTGCATCTACATACTTAGGGTCAAGCTCCATCATTCTTGTTTTTCTGTTGAGTTGTTCACAAGCTATCATTGTTGAGCCGGATCCTCCAAATGTGTCTAATACGATGTCTTCTTCTTCTGATGAGCGTTTAAGTGCTCTTTCTGCGAGTCTTACGGGCTTTTGAGTTGGGTGTATATATTTGCTTATTGTATCTCTTTTCTCAAACCAAAGGTCTATATGGTCGTTCACATAGTCTCTTGTCTTCTTTGTGTAGAGTGACCAGAATTCTGTTAAGTTAGAGAATATACCATTTACGAAATGTGTTTTTCCTTTCTTCCATCCCACCATACATGGTTCATATACTCTGTGGTAAAGTTGTCCGAATGAGAATACAAAGTGTTCTTTTAACCAGAAGCAGGTTTGACTATATCTCCAACCAGTGTCATTGAATGATTGTAGGTTTGTGGGGAATAGTGAGTTTGCATACCACCAATATATTGTCACATCGTTTGATGTGTTGTCGTACAACCTCTTAAGTGATTCTGTGTAGAATTTTAGAGCTTCTTCAGGGTTTTTGTCATCATTGAATATTCGGCCACCTGATCCGCCATATTCCTCGCTTTCGTATGATTTACCTGTTTGGCTTACATAGTCTACAGAATAAGGAGGGTCCGTGAATATAAGGCGCGCTTTTTCATCTCCTAATAGTTTGTCGTAATCTTCTTGTTTTGTAGCATCTCCGCAGATTATCTTATGTTTTCCTAATTCATAAATATCGCCGAGGACTGTTTCGGGGTCAGGGTTTACTCTTATATCTATTTGATCATCTTCTTCTGTTTCAAGCACGAGATTTGAATCAAATCCTGTGAGGTCTACTTTCTCAAGAGATAATGTCTTCAAATCTTCTATTA